GTGGTGCTTCTCTTCATTGGGGCGCACACCCGGAAGGCTGGGCCGCTTGTCGTAGTATTCCATGTTTGATTTCTCCGGTGTGGGTTAGGAAATGGCCGCAGCGGTCGGCGACACGATGAAGTGATCGCGACGGTTGACGCACCACATTTGCATTTTCGACTTGATGCCCTGGTGGTAGTCGTACGGCTTACCAATCGGGGCCAAGGAGACGGGCTTCTCCATGCGCTGGAAGTGACCCTTCTGGCAGAGGAACTTCATCGACTTGAGGTTCACGCCGTAGTAGCGCGGGCCGTCTTCAGCCGCGTTGGCTTCGTTCGCGAGCCCGCCAGAGCCGTCGTCGTACAGCTCCGCCGTGCCGAGGATGTCAATCGGCTTGAACAGGAGCGTGTCCACGCGAACGCCGTAAGGCGTGATCTCCCGCTTGCCCCACTGGGTTTGACCGTTGCGGAGAGCAGCCAAGACCAGCTTGATGCCCCAGTTGGAGCAGAAGATGATGTTGGTCAGCTCGTTGCCCGGGCCGTACTCGGGGTGCTCCGGGATGCCCTCGAACTTCGCACCAAGCCACGCATCCTCAATCGTGCCGATGAGGTCTTCGCCGTTCGCGGCGTTGCCACCGAGAGCCGCGTAGGTGTAACGCTGGTTGTCGTACGCCGGGACCACGGCCTGAGTTGCGTTGTACACGCTCGTCAGGTTGGTGCCGTCAGCTTGGAGGCCGTAGTAACCCTCTTCGCTGATGAGCGTCGGAATCGACACAGGCTTCGTCATGTTCGTGAACATGGCGGCTTGGTCCGGTGCGCCCCAGATCGCTGACTCCCAGGTGTTGGCGTTCGCCAAGTGAACCTCTTGGAGCTTGCCCATCATGGTCGACTTGTAGACAAGCATCTTGCCTTCATCGCCCATGCCGTCCACCATCTCCGGCTCGACTTCGGTCTCTGACCAAGCGAGATAGTTGTAGTGGTAGGCCATCTCTTGCGTGAGCTTGAAACCCGTGTTCCCGCTCTCGTTTTGAGTCGTGAAGCCCGCGCCGCCGTGGAACACGCCACGGTTCGTCGGGGCCAGCATCAGCGTGTCACGCAGGGTGTGGCTGAGGTGCATGGCCTTCTTCATGTCGGAAGGCCAGAGAGTGTTCAGCGAGTAGCGGCGAGCCGATTGAATATCGACATACGCCTTACCCGTCGAAAGCGGCTGTTGAGCCGTTACGTTCGAGATTGCGTCCAGGTAGGACGCGGAGAAAGTTGCCATTTTAGTTTTGGTGTGAGTGGATCACCCCAAGGCCCGGCCTAGTGCATCATGCCCCTGAGCGTCGAGTCGATGATGTCTTCGAGGTCTTCCGACTTCTCTTTCACCACAACGCGGCGACCAGTTGACGGGCCATCTGGGAGGCGCGGCTTCTTGGGTTGCGCTTGGCCTTCATGCTTCGCCGTCACCCCGTAGACCGCTTGCGCAGCCATGTGGACCGCCTTGGTTACCGACTCCTCGATGCTCATGCCATCGAAGGCTTCGGGGTTCTGTTGGCGGATCTGTGACGCGAGACCGAGCAGGCTTTCGCGCTTGTCTGGATTGGAAAGAACTTCGGGCGCTAACCCGAGACCAGCCAGTGCGGTGTCCGCCGCCTTCACAATCGGAGCAAGCTGGCGGGCTTGGTCTTCCTGATCGAGCCGGGCTTGGAGTGCCGCGTTCTGCGACATGATCGAGCCCAAAACAGACTTCAATGACTGGGCGGCTTCCTCACTCAGATCCTCAAACACGGGGGTAAGCGTTTTGTCCAGGTCGAGGAGCGGTGCGGCTTGCGATTCGGGCGTTGCCTTCGCCGTCGTCTCTGCCGGGCTCGTCGCGCTGGGTTGCTCGCCCGTAGCTTTCGTCTCAGAAGATTGACCTTGGGCCTCTTGCCACTCTCGGTCGCGCTGTCGCCTGCGCGTGTTCAACTCGACCCCGAGAGCAATCAGCTCACCTTCGGACTTCCCCTTGAAGGCTTCGGGTTTGAGGCCAGCCCGCTTGATCTCGTCCAGCGCGTCAGCGAGCTTTACGGGATCGAATGGGGCCGGGGTCTCTTCTGCCCCCTCTTGTAGAGACTCAGGCTCGGCCTGTCCAGGCGAAGTGTCGGATTTCGCTACACTTTTTGCCTCCTCGAATGGGTCGGCCTCCTCTTCGGCCTCGTGAGACATGGAGGCGGCAATCCCCGCCTCGACCATCGCTTCCAGGCTTTCCGGGTCCAGTTCTGCTTGCTCGCTCATTGAATCCTCGCTTGCGCCCCAGCTTCATTGCCCACAACTCCACCGGTAGACGGCGGGGATGCACCAGCAGGGGCGGTTTGCTGGGAGGGCGTGTTCGGAACATATTTGCCCATGCCGGGCACGTTGAGTTTCTTGGCCGCGTCCTCTGCGAGCCCGCTTGCGTCAAGGTCTGGCCACATCTGCTTGAGCTGGCCGACCTGCACCATCATCTCGACGAACTGCAACACCCGACGCTGCTGCAAGCCCTCAGACGTGCGCTCCATCGACATCGGGGTTAGCTTGATGCGCTTGCCGGAGAAGTCGTACCGGACATCGTCCAGCAAGCTATAGCCGCCGACGTAGGCCACGGCCTCACCGCGCTGCACCGCTGCGACCGTCTCCTCGCTCAGCTCCATGCCGCTCTCTTGGGCGTGCTCCAGGGCCTTCCTTCCGTAGTCGCTGCCGATCATGCGCATGTAGTTGGCCGAGTGCTCCATGTGCCACGCCACGACGCGCAAGCTCTGCTCCACGCCCTTGATGATGCCCTCGCGGATCAAGCTGATTCGGGCTGCCGTGGCCTCGCTCGCAAGCTGCTCCGCCGTCGCCGTCGTGTCGGACTGCGCGATTCCACGCTGCGTGTCTCCAACGGCTCCCGTTCGATCCCGGCCCTGATCCGTCAGGTTCTTGGCCATCAGCAGTTGGTCGGTCGGCCCGCCCGCCGTGACAGTGTGGATTGCCTTCTCTAGAAACTCCCCAGCGATCTTGACTTCGTGGAAGCCGCCCGACTGCTTGCCCTTCAGCGCATCAACCACGTCCTTAGTCGCAAAGTTGGCGACGGTGTAGGACTCAATCGCGTCCAGGAGCCCAGAATCGACCCGGGCAGAGTTCTCCATCTGCGGGTAGATCTGCGCAAGGTGCGCTGCCGAGTGGCGCGAAAACGGCATCGGCATCCCGCGATAGAACTGATAGGGACCGCACTTCGGGCCCCGGTACAGGCGCGGCTTGCGGATCTCGGTCTCCGCGTTCTCGCCTGCGTAGGTGTACAGGGTCCCCGAGTAGAACCGACTTTCAGGGTCTTCGACGTACTCATCCTCGCCTGCGGAAGCCTTCAAGTCCCTCATCTCCGCGACTGCACGGTCATCCAGCACGCCGGGGACGAACATCTGCACCATCCACACCAGTCCGTTCTCGGTCTTGGGCAGCTCGCGGACGGCTTCCAAGATCCAGTCTGAGTCCTCGGCCTCGGCCCACGCGACAACCTCGGCCCGGTCTTGCTGCCATTTGTGCCCCATATGCCGGGCCTGATCGTCGCGCTGGACGGCAGAGTCGATGAAGCAGTTGCGGGCGTCGAGGTACACGAGGATCGGGACATCGAACTCCTCCTCTTCAGTGATGGTCTTCTTGGCCCCATCCCAGGTCGTGATCGGTCGCCCGTACGCATAGCGCGGAGCTTTGGACTTGTCGGTCGTCACCATCGTCCAGCCTTCATAGACCATCGAGTCCACGGCGGCCTGTGCCCATGTAGACACCCAATCTTGCTCTTCCGCCGTCTCCTGGATGGCAAACTTGAGCCCGATAGACGCAAGAGCCGGGTCGCCCGGAACCTTGCTATCCACGTCAATGCCCGGGTTCGTGTAGACAAGCTGCGGCAGGAAGTAGCCGATCAGCTCATACCCCGCGTTCGTCAGCGCACCATTCTCGCCCTTGAGCGCTTCGAGCACTTGATCTGCCCGCTCTCGCCGCTCGCGCTGCGCTTCAAAGTCTTTGCGGATCACGATGCTGCGCTGGGCAGCATTCTCCATGTAGCGTGTCATGCCTATCTCCGTCTAAATCGGGGTGTTTCCGCAAGCCCTGCGGCTTCGAGTGCGATCCGGTTCTCTTCGGCGGGGTCGCCTCGAATGAACAGCGGGTGCAACTCGCGGGGGTCTCGGGGTGGTTGTGGTGCGCGGTGCGTGTTGGACCAGTTGTAGTCCGAGAAGTAGCGCAGCTCGTCCATGAAGTGGTTGTCGCGGTCGATGGGCAGCTCCTTGTTTTTGCCCGTCTCGACACGCTGGGGGAAGATGTAGCCGTCGAACTCGTTGAGCGGGTTGGAGGGCACGCGAGCGTCGATCAGCTCTTGATCGGGATCGTTCTCCAGGGCGTTGGCAAAGAAGCGGATGCGCGGCTCCCCGTGGTTGGAGTCCTTGAGCGCCCAGCGAACCGTCTCGATGCCCGCAAGGATGGATCCCGGCCCCTTCTTCGCCACCATCGCAATCGGATGGCCCAGGTGGTTGAGCTTGTGGCCGAGCATGTCGTTGAGCTTGGCGACCTTCACCGGGGGGTGGTCGCAGACAATCGCCCGCACGTCATACTCGTGCTGCCAGTCCACAATGCGCTTGGCCCACTCATCGAGGCCGATGTTGGTCTGGTAGTAGCACTTGACGCGGAAGGCGTGCCCGTCGTCGTCCACGGCGTACAGGCCAACGCTCGCGGGGTCCGGCGAAAATCCCCAGTCCACCGCGATGACAAAGTACGCGACAAGCCGGGCGCTGAAATCCTCGGGCAGACCCGCACTCGATCCAGCCCAAATCTTGCCCGTGACAGGCTCCAAGCGCCACCGCCCGTAGTCCTCTTTGCGCTTGACGAGTCGCCCGTTGACAACATGGCGCTCGTGCTTGAAACCCGCATAGACTTGCCCGCTTTCGCTAACCCACAAGCCGTCGCGCAGGCGCTTCTGGTTGACCGGGCTCATGCGGTCGAGCGTCATGCCGTACATGGCACCTTCGGCAGTCCAGCGCTTCAAACGGGCATCCCAATACTTCGGGTTGTCCTTGAGCGTGGTCTTGATCCGGTGCATGTTCATCCAGCCCTCGATCTCTTCGGGCGAGTAGTTCAGGATGCTAATCAGCTCGGGATCGGGCGTGTATGGCTCGTTGGCGCGGACGTTCAGCCAATGCCCAGCGTGCGCCGGGTTCACGTCGGCCACCTGTAGCGACCAAGGACGGCCAAAGCGGTGGATGTAGAAGCGGCGAAGACGGGAGCCGATCAAGTCCCAAGCGTGCTGGAAACCCTCCGTCGCCTCGATGAAGAACCCCCAATCGTACTGGGTGGACATGATGCGCTCGGGGCTGTCCATGCCCACAAGGTCCACTTGTGACGATCCCTTGTAGGGACGGCCATCGACAACCGTTTCAGCGTACGGGAAGATGTACTCGTCCCGGTGGTTGCGCTTGCGGGGCGGTGTTAGCGCCGGGTGCCCGTGTCCAAGCACCTCGTTTTCAAAGATGTCGATGAATGACGAGTTCAGCGACTTGCGGGTTTGGCGGATGATGAGCCCGAGCGTCCCGGGATACATCTCGCAAAGCAGGCGGACGTAGAGCGCGAGGCCGAACGTCTTGCCAGTGCCCGCTGGGCCTTCCCACAAGACTTCCTGCTGCTGCGTCTGGATGAGTCGCCGCAGGTTCTCCGAGATGACGATGGGCGGTTGCTCAATCGTCGCTACCAACCTCGCCTCCCAGGTTGATGTCCACGTCCTCGACCTCGCCCTTTTCGTTCACGGTGCGGGCCTGAACGCTCGACACGCCGAAGAGGCTTGCGCCAACCTCGCTGAACACCATGCCGCGCTTCACCCCGAGGTTCACGTCCACGGTTTCAGTCGGCCTGCCCACCGTTTGATCCATGATGTACTTGGCCATCGTGGCGTAGTGCGGGTGATCCTCGTTCTGCGCCACCGAAATCGCTGTGCGGAACACAATCTCGGCTTGCGTCTGGCGGTCGCCATCGTGCGCCTGCATCCCTGCAATCGCGTCGAATGCCTTGCGGTAGTTGCTCGCCATCTAGGCCCCCGTCGTGGGCTGGACGCGGACGATCCACACCAAGATCAAGTTCCCGTAGCTCGACCATTGCGGATAAGTCGCGGTCGGGTGCCCAGCGGTCAGCGTCACCTCGACCCGGTAAGTCTTGCCGCCATCAAGGTGATAATCCGCATCCTGCAAGCGGTACATGAACGTGTATCCGCCAGCGAAGTCATACCAGTCGTCGTATTGCGGCGTGAGGAACATGCACTCGTTGAACGTCGCACCGGGCGGATTGGCCCCAACGTCCAGCGTGGCCGAGTGAACCGCTACGGTTGGCGTGCTGCTGGTCTCGTCGTAGACCTTGAGCGAGGCCGCGCTGACCTCGTTGCGCGTCAAAAGGACGTTGTTGCCGGGGCGTGGGGCGCCAGGAAAGAACGCGTCCTGCCCCTCCACGTGCGACATGTGAGCTACGAACTGCTTCATGCTGATCAGCCTGCCGTGCTTCGGCCTGGGGGGACGAGTGCCTGCCGCCCCGATTGCCGATAAGGCGCGGGGCAGGTGATCGTTTTGGGGGCCGTGCGCCAGATGTCGAGCAGCGCTTCCGTGTCCGCTGAGTCCGGTGTTTCGCCCGTGTAGGCCGCCATTTGTTCCGTGAACAGGCCTAGGAACTCGCCGTTGTCGCCCACCGTCGGCTCTATGCAATGGCCTTCCGGGTAGCCGTTCCAGGTCACGATCACCAGCCCGTCTAGCCGCTCGCCCGCATCGTCGATAGCCTGATAGCCGTCAAACTGCCCCTTGATCGTCTCCGTTGAGCGCGGGATGGCCCTCGTCGCGTTGCCAGCCCCCCACTCAAGAACGTAGTCCTCGAAGCCCGGAGAGAAGTTGCCAA